CACAACCAAAGGAGATGACCCACATGGACGCACATCACGCCGAATACGCCGCCGCCGTCGCCGGAATGCAGGACACCTACGGCACCCGCGCCGCTGACACGTTCGCCATTGGCGATCACATCACGTTTCGCCTGAAGGGCTGGAGCCTCAACTCGCACGACGACGGGCGAGTGTGCAGCCATCACAACGGGATGCTGCTGGTGGAGACGGCGACCGACATCGTCGAGGTTGACCCGCGCCCGTGGCCGGTTGGCAACGTGCTGCCCTTTTAGACGCACACAGGAGCGACGGTGGAATCGTCGCGCCCAAGGACGGGATCAGTGCCGCCTAGCAGGAAGCGAAAGCGGCTTTTACGGACGGAAACAAAGACACGAAAGGACACGGACATGACGGTACAGATCAGAAAGGCGAAGCGGTCGGCAACCAAGCTGCGGCTGCTTCTCACCGGGCCTAGCGGCTCTGGCAAGACTTGGGGCGCTCTGCAAATCGCCAAGGGGCTTGGCGGCAGGACGATGGTGATCGACACGGAGGAAGGCAGCAGCGATCTCTACGAGCACCTGCACGACTTCGACGTGATCGACCTTCGCCCGCCGTTCACGCCAGAGCGGTACATCGAGGCGATCACCGCAGCCGAAGAGGCTGGCTACGAAGTCATCATCGTGGACAGCGTCACGCACTGCTGGAGCGGCTCGGGCGGATGCCTGGAGCTTCTCGAAGACGTGGCGAAGGCTCAGTTTCGTGGCAACACATGGTCAGCGTTCAGCGTCATCACGCCACGCTGGCGGGCGTTCGTGGACAAGTTGTTGCGGTCTCCGGCCCACGTCATCTGCTCTGGTCGCAGCAAGACCGAGACTGCCCAGGTGGACGACCACGGCAAGAAGAAGGTGGCGAAACTCGGGATGAAGCTGGAAGCCCGCGACGGGCTTGAGTTTGAGTTCACGACGGTCTTGGACCTGATCCACGACGGGCACTACGCGACTGTCAGCAAGGATCGCACCGGGCTTTTCGCTGGCGATCCCAAGCCCATCAGCGTCCAGACCGGCGAGCGGATCGCCGAGTGGCTGGCCGGTGGCAAGGCAGTCGAAGACCAGGCGGTCATCGACGGTGCACGCAAGGCGATCAGCGACGCCACCAGCGTTGACAACCTCGACAGATTGAAGCAGCGGATCGCCCAGCGGTTGACCGAGGGGCGGATCTCGCAGGCGACGGCGATGGAACTGGCGGCAGCGATCACGGACAAGCGGAACGGACTCACTCTCTAAGCGAAAGGACTCTGCATCATGGACTGGGACATCAACATCGACGAGGACTTCCCGGCTGACGTTCACAAGACGCTGCCGGAAGAGCGCACCATCGTGCCGGTCGGCACGCATGTGGCACTGATCAAGAAGGCGGAAGAAGGGCCGAATCAGTGGAAGGTCAACGAGACGAGCAACCCTGACGGTATCTGCCTGAAGCTGCGGCTGGCTGTCGGGAATCACAAGTTCATCTTCCACGACCTGCCCAAGCACATGCCGTCGATGGCGAAGCAGTTGGCAGAGGCTCTCGGCATCGAGCCGGAAGGCAACACGCTGCGGGTCGTGCCGTCCGAGATCGAAGGCAGGGAAGTCACGGTCGAGGTGGTGCACTACACCGCCAAGAGCGGCAACGTCTCTGCGGTGGTCAAACGGTATGTGCCGCTCGCCACCCAGCCTGCGGCACCCAAGCGGCAGACGCTCCCGCAGAAGGCGCACGCCGCTTTCAAGGCTTCCGGCGGTGCCGACGACATCCCGTTCGCCTGGCTCGTGGCGTTGGTCGCCACCGTGATCGGAGGTGGTGCATGACCAAGCTCTACAAGTCGAGCGTGGGCGACCATCACTTCACGAAGGAAGGTATCTCGTACTTCGTGCAGCACGGCGAGCCGCACACGATCGGCGGCGACCCGATGGTGCGTCTGACCGGCGGCGTGTTCGTGCCTGCCAAGGGCTGGCACTCTGACTTCAGCGACGCCGTGCTCGAAGCGGCACAGCGGATCGAGGCTCTCGGGCACCGCTTGCTCGCCCAGGCGGACAGCCTGCGTGCACAGGCGGCGCAGAAAGAGACGGTGCAGGCATGACGCTCGCACACCCTGGGCACGTTCGCTACGCGCGGAAATGGCTGGAACATAACGCCGAGCGGATCGCCGCAGCGGTTGAGCCGCCCGGTGAGGTGGACAAGCAATCCACGGGCGCTGATTTCGTGCGGTGGATGACGAACTTGCTCGATCAGCACCAGCGAACCTGCGATCAGGAGTTTTCGAGACGTCCACCGTTCACGAACTACACGGGAGATTGACCGGCACGCCATTGCCGTAGGTGCTGCGATCCAAGGCACCATTGGTCGCCCAGCGGATGGGTGGCGAGTAACTGCCGCAGCTGCGGCCGGATCTCCACTGGTAACGCAGCCGGATGCCCCACGAGACGGGGCCAATACACAACAGGAAAGGACGCGAAAACATGGGCAAATTGTGCGAACCGAAACCCGAGCAAATGATGTTTGTGGACGATCTTCCGCAAACACAGGAGCCGGTCATGAGCAAGAAGGATTCAGCGCTGATCCGAGAGATGAAGTCGCAGGTCAAGGAGTGGTGCAAGCAACTGAAGTCGCTGCCGCTCGAAGCACAGGTTGAGGCACTTAATGCCGCCCGGCTGTTGCTGCACGCCGCAGGCCCGTTTGCATCCGAGCCAGTGGATTGCGTCCAGTGGGTCAAGAACTCTGCCGTCAAGGCAAACGACTACAACCCAAACAGCGTAGCGCCGCCAGAGATGGAGCTGTTGCGGCTGTCCATATCTGCGGACGGCTACACGCAGCCGATTGTCTCGTGGAACAACGACAAGGCATACGAAGTCGTTGACGGCTTCCATCGGCACCGGGTCGGCAAGGAATGCGATGACGTCCGAGATCGAGTCAGCGGATATCTCCCGCTGGTTGTCATCAAGTCAGACCGCGAGGACAAGGGCGACCGTATGGCGGCAACCATCCGCCACAACCGTGCTCGCGGCAAGCATCGCGTTGATGCGATGTCTGAAATCGTTGTTGATCTGAAGCGCCGACGATGGTCCGACGAGAAGATCGGCAAGGAACTTGGCATGGACCCTGACGAGGTCTTGCGACTCACACAGGTAAGCGGGCTCGCTGAGTTGTTTGCTGACCGTGATTTTTCAGAAGCGTGGGAAGCGGAGCGCATTGAGGAGGAATTAGATGAAGGCTGATCTTCGACCGTACACAGAGTGGGAAGACTTCCAGGCAGGCATGTACCAAGACGCGCCACGGCAAGAGCACGAGCGACTTGCCGGCGAAGCGGTCGTGCTTCTGTCCACGCCTCACAGGCTTGCAGCTGCGATGCGAGATGTCACAACGAAATGGAAATTCGCAAGCGAAGCGAACCTCCACGAGCCGCCAAACAATCGTGCGTGGCTCGGTCAGGCGGCTTGCTGCTATGCGGCAGGCGTGCCAGAGGAATTGACGCGGCACGCATGGGGAAGGCTGACTGACTCTCAGAGGATCGAAGCCAACAGAATCGCAGACCGTGTCATTGACGAGTGGAAATACAGAACGCGACGGAATCCGCAAAGGAGCCTGTTTGATGCCTAAGAAACTGCTTGGAAAAAACGTACTCGAAGCCGCGAAGGAGCGGATTTCGTGGACGTTTGACAACTTTGAGCGGATTTACTGCTCGTTCAGTGCTGGCAAGGATTCGACGGCAATGATGCACCTCATCATGGAAGAGGCGAAGCGCCGCAATCAAGTAATCGGCGTGCTGTTCATTGACTGGGAATGCCAGTTCAGCGTGACCATTTTGCACGCACGGAAGATGTTTGACGAGTACGCCAAGTGGATTGAGCCGTACTGGGTGGCAGTGCCAATGACGACGTGGAACGGTTGTTCCCAGCACGAGCCGGAATGGATTGCTTGGGACGAAAACAAGGAGTGGGTGCGAGAGAAGGAAGACATCTCAATCAAGAGTGGCGACTTCTTCGACTTCTACGTTCCAAACATGATGTTTGAAGAGTTCGTGCCGCTGTTCGCCCAGTGGTACGGGCGAGGCAAACGCACTGCCTGCTTCGTTGGCATCCGCACGCAGGAAAGCCTAAACCGTTTCCGCACAGTCGCCCGTGACAAGCCAATGCTTGACGGGAAGCCGTGGACTACGAACGTCGTTGACGACTGCTGGAACGTCTACCCAATTTACGATTGGCAGACCGAGGACATTTGGACGTACGCGGCGAAATCAGGCACGTTCTACAACCGCCTGTATGACCGGATGCACCAGGCCGGAATGACGATTCACCAGATGCGTATCTGCGAGCCGTTCGGGGATACGCAGCGGCAAAGTCTGTGGCTCTATCAAGTCGTTGAGCCAGAGATGTGGGCGAAACTCGTCAATCGAGTTGCCGGCGCAAACACTGGCGCTCTGTACGGCAACGAGCGAGGCAACGTGCTCGGCAAGGGCGACATCTCATGCCCTGCTGGACACACATGGAAGACTTACGTGGCATTCCTTCTCAAGTCGATGCCGCCACGAACGAGCGAGCACTACAAGAACAAGATCGCCGTGTATCTGAAGTGGTGGAAGGATCGCGGGTATCCAGACGACGTGCCGCAAGAGGCGGACAAAAAGCTGGAAACGATGGGCAAGGCTCCCAGTTGGAGAAAGATTGCCAAGTCGATTTTGCGGAATGACTACTGGTGCCGTTGGCTTGGGTTCAGCCCAACGAAAACGTCCGCCTACCAGAAGTACATGGAGCTTATGAAGCGCCGCCGCAACGAGTGGAAAATCTACGAGGCATAGGAACGGAAGCCAGCAACGCGAAGGATCGCAACAAATGACCCGCCCCCACTACATCACGCCAGACATCGAAGACACGCTGCCGCTGTTTCGCCGCACCGATCCGGTGACGAGCAAGGCCGCAGCCGCAAGCGTCAAGGCGTTCGCCGGCGACCACCACGCGGCGATCCTTGAGGCGCTGTCGCACGGGCCGGCTGGTGCGTCAGGCATCGCGGCACGGTGCGGGCTGATGCCGCACCAGATCGGCAAGCGGATCAACGAGCTTGCACGGGCTGGGAGGATCGTTGAGACGGGCAGGCTGGTGGCGAGTGCGAGTGGACGGGGCGAACGAGAATGGAGGTGCGTGTGATGCGCTACCTCGGCTTCGACGCAAAGATCGCTGACGCGGTGCTGATTGCAAGGCTCGGGAAGCTGTGGCGAAAAGCTAACGAGACTCCTCGCAAGACAAAAAGGCGCAGGCCTCGATTCTGCTTGCCGATGGAGGTGCGGCTATGCCCGCGACAGCGAGCGAAACAACTAAAGACGTGCGGTGGTTGAGGCAACGAAAAACAAAGGCAAAGGACTGCCTGTGGCAAAGACAACTGAATATGCGTGCGACATCCTCGGCGAGTATTTCGCCAACGCGGCATCGCTCCGCATGAGGTGTCGAGAGATCATCGACAAATACCTTTTTGAAGGCTGCGCAGAAGAGCTAGAGATGACCGTAGATGACGCTGCTTTTTTTGTTGAGCTCGTTCGTCTTCGTGATGGCGCAAGGATTCCTGCCACCACGTACGTTCGGAACGTCTTGCGATCTACACGCGATGGACAGATCGGGCGTCATGTCGTTTTCCAATACGGAGATGGCTCCAGAGACATGATCGGCTGGAGCAAGATTTGCGGAGGCAGGCCAGCATCGCGAGGAGTCGCGATCAACGCCATGCGTGAAGCCGTCAGGCAGCAGATGCAAGAGGCATACATCGCCGGCTGCGGTGCCGTTGGTGACGATGCTGTTGTTCATCACGACGGCATGCCTTTTTCAGAGATTGCAGAACTATGGCTGCGCGAGGTTGGCGCGACACCCGAGCAGTTGCCGCTGATGGATTTGTTTGACGGCGGCGGCTACACGCTTGCCCCTGGTCCGCTGCGCGAGTCGTGGCGGGAGTTTCACAAGAGGCACGCAACTCTTGTCGTCGTGTCTCAGCAATGGCACATCGAGCACCACGCTCAACAGCGAGCGGCAAAGAAAAGGAACGCCGGGTGACATCTTCAAAAAGAATGCGGACAGCGGAGCCGCCGATTTCGCCCAGTGCAATTCCGCAGTCGCTGCGTGACATTCCAAGGTGGATCTGCTGGGACTACATGGACTACGGCGACGGCAAGAAAGCCCGCAAGGTGCCTATCAGCGCCGGCGGCGATTACGGCACCAACTACAACGATCCTTCCGCATGGCGGTCGTTTGATGCCGTGATGCGTGAAGCCAACGACCGTGGCGGCTTAGGCGTTGGATTCGTTTTTAGCGACGAGGACGACATTGTCGGCGTTGACCTCGACAACTGTTACGACGAGCAGCAGTGGATCAAGCCATGGGCTAAGGACGTTTGTAACGTCTTTTCTGGTGCCTTCTGCGAGCTCACCCCATCCGGCATGGGCCTGCACTTCATCGGAAGATCACCCCGCATTGCCGGTCGCACGAGGGTCGAACTTGCAGGCGGAATCGGTGCTGTTGAGCGGTACAGCGAAAACAGATGGTTCACGTTCACCGGCAACCCGATATGCGATGGCGATGTAATCGACATATCGCTGCCGATGGAATGGCTCGAACGGCAGTATTTTCCCAAGCAAGAGCCGACGCTTCACAGCGAAAAGTCATTTGAGACGGATGTCGAGCTTGATATTGAGCTTGCTCGCGTGTGCTTAGAAAGCATCGGGAGAAACAGGGCCAGCATCGGAGACGATTGGCGTGCCGTTGGGTACGCATGCAAAGGGACGTCTGAGTCTCTGCGTGACGATTGGATTACATGGTCTTCCCAGTGGCACGACTTCAGCCGTGAGGAGTGCCTTGACAGGTGGTCGAGGTTCGACTCTCGGAGTGGCGTCGGGACGCTGGTCTACATGGCTGTTTCCGACAGTGGAACGCCGTCAACGCAACTAAGGCGCGAGGCATGCGTTCGGCTTGGTCGCATTTCATCTCTGAGCGCCCCACTTGTGGCCGTTGATGACCGACCATCCCCCACCCTCATCGACGCGATCGAAGATTGGATTCGGCAGGAAGAGACGCCGGCGATTCCGACCGGCATTCCGTCGCTCGACAGACTGTTCGACGGTGGACTGCCTCTCGGTCAGATGACCGCTGTCGCAGCTGCACCGGGCGTCGGCAAGTCTGCCCTGGCCCTTCAGCTTGCGATTGCCTGCTTATCGAACGACCAAACCATGAACGCTGCATGGTGCTTAGGCGAGATGACACGCGCCGCTTTAGCTGCTCGGGCCGTAACCCACTGGGGCGGGCACTCAGCTGGCCTGACTCTTCAAAACGTCATCCGCAAGGAAGGGGATTCCCGCAAGTACGCGGCCGCCCTCGCCGCTGCCGTAGGTGATCGGCTCAAGTTGATCGAGCCGCCGCTGATCATTGACAGGATAGAAAAGGCCGTAGCCAAGGACGGCGTCAAGTTGCTGGTTGTGGACTACCTCCAGCTTGTCCGTAGCTCTCGGGCTTTCACGGACAAGACAGGGGAAATCAACGAATGCCTGCTGAAGCTGCGTGAAATCACCAGCACGATGAACGTCGCCACGCTCCTGGTCACAAACGTCGCCAAGGGCGTGGATCACAACACCGAGATCGGCAACATCGGGAAGGGGTCCAACCAGATCGACTTTGACGTGGACAACTTCCTCTTCGGCCAAAGGACTGAGGAAGTCGGCCAAGACGGGGAAATCAAGGTCTTGTGGCACTGCAAGAAGCTGCGGCAGGGTGAGCGCCGCGATGTCGAACTCTGGTTCCACGGCCAGTACCAGACGTTCGAGGACACGTCAGTCGGCGAGATTGCTGACTTTGCAGAGTGGAGCCCAAAGGATGGCAGATGAAAAGGCAAAGAACGTCAGAGGCGAGCTACGGCGTCGCCACAGGGCGATTCTGGAGAGCGGGCGTATGGCCGACATCGGCAGCGAGGGCCGTCTAATGCTGTGCTACGCACTCCACTGGGCAGATTACGAGAAGTGCACGCTCAAGATGAGCGTCAGGGGTGCCGCCAAGTTTCTTGGGGTGCGCCCGACATCTGTCCATCGAGGCATTCACCAGTTGCTTGACGCATCTGTTTTGATGCTTGCTGACAAGGCGACGGGCGGTGCCAGGTCTGTGTATGAGCTTGTAGTCCCCACCGATGGGGGCGCACACGTAGCGTGTACACCCTGTACACGTAGCGTGAGCGCCCCGTACACGAGGCGTGTACAGAGCGCACACGAGGCGTGGACAGCGCGTACACAAGGCGTGAACGGCGCGCACACGCTACGTGGCCCCTTACAAGTAATTCCCATTGGTATCCAAGATACCAATGGGGAATTCAATCAAGACACATCGCCCGAATCGGCAGGTAGGAAACCTGCCGATCGGGCTCAAGGAGGGATGTAGACCTATGAGCGAGCAAGTGCAACTGACGGTACGGCAGCAAGAGGTGCTTGATTTCATCCGCAATAACTCGCAGTTCTACGGGCCTACCGTACGCGAGATCGCGGCGGCTTTTGGCTTTAAGTCGCCAAACTCTGTCCAGAGCCACATCAACAAGCTGGAGAAAAAGGGTGCGATTCGTCGCAAGCCTCGCTCTGCCAGGGGCATCGAGGTGGTTACATGAGCGGCGAAGGCTGGGGCTACATCGGCTCGCCGCTGGACGTCGTGCAGGCGCTCATGGATCGTGCGTGGGACGACGACGTGAGCGACGACGACCGGATTCTGCTGGAGACGGCAGCGAAGACGCTGGAAATCACGCTGGACAGGTGCATCAGGCTCGCCAGCGTCATCGAGCGGACGGAGGTGGGGCTATGAGGTACGCAAGCGTCTGTGATGGAATCGGTGCGGCTCATGTCGCATGGCAACCGCTTGGCTGGGAGTGTGCTTGGACTTCCGAGATTGAGCCGTTTCCGTCCGCAGTAGTTGACAAGCGGTGGAAGCTGAAGAACGTCGGCGACATGACCAAACTCACGGAGGAGCAGCTGCAACATGAAGGAACAATTTCTCTTCTCGTCGGAGGAACTCCATGCCAGTCGTTCTCCGTCGCAGGGCTGCGAAAAGGACTGGAAGACCCGCGTGGCAACTTGGCCCTCCGATTCACTCAGCTTGTTGGAGTCCTGCGGCCCACTTGGGTGGTCTGGGAAAACGTCCCCGGCGTCTTGTCGTCGGCAGGAGGACGGGATTTTGGCACCTTCCTCGGGGCGTTGGCAGAACTCGGGTATGGGTTCGCCTACCGCATTCTTGACGCTCAATGGTTTGGAGTCGCCCAGCGCCGTCGCCGTGTGTTCGTTGTCGCACACGCTCGAGACTGGCGATGTGCCGCAGCGGTACTTTTTGAGCGCGAAAGCCTGTTCGGGAATCCTCCGACGCGCGGAGCGTCGTGGCAAGGATTTGCCAGATCAACTGCGTCAAGCCTTACACGCAGCGGCAGGGGCGTAGAGCGATGTGGGGAGTCTAGGGGGCAGGATGACGTCGTCCTTGCCCAAGACACCTGCATCGCGTTTAAGGCGAACATGAGCACGCCCTCATATGGGCATGGTGTGTCAGAGACGTTGCAGGCTGAAAACCAATGTGCGGTAGCAACGCCAATTGACCTTCGCCAAGCATCTCGAGGCGACAGGGTGACAAACAACCGCGCGACCGGGTCAGGCGGTCCTCCTGGGCATGGAGTGGGGTGCAGTGGCGACCCTGCCTTCACTGTGTCTGAGCGAGGGCAGGCCGTAGCGTTTGATACTTACAACCAAGACTTGAATGCTGAGGTCACGCAGTCGCTTCGTTCCAGTGCAGGCGGCGGCGCGTACGACCGCTGTGTGATGTATGACGGCTACAACCAAATAGCCAACGAAGACATCTCGCCGTCTGTCCGCATTGGGCGAGATTCTGGCGACTGCCTTGTGCTTCCAATGGCCGCGCGCCGCCTAACACCACGCGAGTGCGAGCGTCTCCAAGGCTTCCCAGACGACTACACGCTCGTCACCTACCGCAACAAGCCAGCCGCCGATGGGCCGCGCTACAAGGCTCTCGGCAACTCTATGGCGGTGCCGGTCATGCGGTGGATAGGCGAGCGGATTGCCAAGGTGAATAGCCTTGTGGAGGTGACAGCATGAGCACCGACCTCTTCACCCTCGTCGGCATTGGTTCGATTTTGCACGCCGTGACGTTCACGGTGGGCGTGTTAGTGGGTATTTCTCTGCGAAAGGATGTGCGGAATGACAGCAACGAAGGAACGAAAGAAGACACGGGCTGGTGGCATCAGCCTGTCAGCACCGGAACTCAAGGCGGCGCTCGCAGCCGTAGGCCAGGCGGTGACCAACAGGTCTCCTAGACCGATCTACCACAGCGTGCTGTTGTCAGGGTCGGTGCTCACGGGCGGCGACGGCGACATCAGGATCGACGTGACGCTAGAAAACACCCCCCCGGGGGTCAATTTCCTGCTGCCGAAAGATCGTTTTTCCGCCATCCTCGGCAGTTTTTCCGGCGACGAAATCACGATCACGCCTGACGATACGTCGTGCGTGCTCAAGGCTGGGCGTGGCGAGTGGACGCTGCCGACGGAAGACGCCAGCGAATATCCGGCGTGGGATGTCGTCGATGCGAAGCCTGTGACACGGCTCCCGGTCGATCAGTTCTGCCGTGCCGTCAAAGGCGTGGTCTTCGCCGTGGATGACGAATCGAGCCGCTACGCTCTCGGTGCCGTGCTCGTCGAAGTGAAAGGCGAGAACGTGACGTTCGTCGCCACAGACGGCCGCCGGCTCTCGTGCGTGACGTGTGAGCACGACCTGGCGGTCGATGACTCGCAGACGCTCGTGCCTGCTCGTGCAATGGCGATCATCGCCCGGCTGGCTGCGTCAGCGGGTGATGCCAGCGTGCAGCTGGAGACGACGGGCAAGGAAATCGTCGCCACGGTTGGCAACGTGACTGTAAAGGCTCGCCTGCTCGACGGTCGTTTCCCTCGGTGGCGTGACACGCTGCCGGAACGTGACGCCAAGGCCACCACGGTCAGTCGTGCGGATCTGCTGTCGGCAACCCGTGCGGCTGCGATCTGCACCAGCGACGAGAGCAAGGGCGTGCAGTTCACGTTCAGCGATGAAGGCATCTGGCTGCACGGGCAAAGCAGCGAGAAAGGCAAATCGAGCGTCACATGCGACGTCGTGGAAGCTGGCGACAAGGCAAGCGTGAAGCTTGACCCGCTGTTCGTGCAGCAGTGGTTGGGCGGCATCGACAGCGAAGCCGAGCCGGAAGTCGAAGTCGAAGCCGTTGACGCACAGTCGGCTGTGATCCTGCGGTGCGGCGACAACACGGGCGTGATCATGCCGTTGGCTGCGGAGTGACGATGCCAACACGCAAGATTGAATACTGTGCGGTGAAGCTGCACGAGTTGTGGGCGCGCGGCGACTCCTACTTGGAGATCGCCGCCGCCCTCGGCTGCTCCGAATCGTTCGTTCATCATCTCAAAGTACGGCACAAGCTGGCAGACAGGCAGCGACCGACTAGGGAAATCCTTGAAGACGTCCCGACGCCAGAGCAGATCGCAGAGCGTGCGGCTGAGTGCAGAGCACGGCGACCCGGTCCACCGGAGCCGAAGGGCGAGCGAATCAGTGTGCCTCGCTACTCGTGGGACGGCTACCGCTTCCACGGTTTGAGTTGACACGCTCGCTAGTGTGACTCGCAGTGCCGCACGGAGCGGCTTTCCCTAGTCGAAAGGACGGACGATATGCAACGGATTGTATTGGCGATTGCTCTGGCGTTCTGTGGCGTTGTGGCGAATGCGGACAACGTCGTGATCAACGCCAGGCGGGTGAACATCACCTCGGCACAGCAGGACGCCGAGATCATGGCACGCACTGGCATCTTGCGTCACTGCGGCACTGCTGGTGGCAGGCGAGAAGGCATCGGCTTTTCGTCTGCTTCGCCAGACGCTGCGCTGCGTAACTGCTGCTACTACGGGCGATACCGCATCGTGGAAAAGGGCGTCGCTCGTGGTCCGCGTGGCTGGTTCGCGGTGATTCGCTACGAATGAAAACGCAGTGGATCACGGTCGAGTTCCTCGGCGGCCCGCTGGACGGTGCTCTACGCCCCGTCCAAGCGGGCGTCGCCGTTTTCTATCTCGCCAACGGTGCGGTCATCCATGCGTACATCGTTGACGAGATCCACGACGGGTATTGCATCAGGCAGGTGATGAGGCACTTCGAGATTATCCATTCGAGCCGATTTGCTTGACGCTGCTGCGATGCTGCGTGCATGAAAGCGATCACGTTCAGCGTTGCAGGAGATCCGGTGCCACAGCCACGAGTGCGAGTGAGCACACGCGGCGGCTTCGCCAGAGCGTATGTGCCGTCGAAGCATCCCGTGCATGCGTACCGGGACGCAATCCTGCGTGAGGCTCTAGCGTGCGGTCTGACGCCACTCAGCGAGCCTATCGAAGTGATTGTCGATGCGGTGTTCGTGCGTCCCAAATCGCACCTGACGAAGCGTGGCGTGAAAGCGACAGCGCCAATGCTGCCAAGAGCCGACGTGGACAACGTGGCGAAGGCTGTGCTCGATGCGTTGAAGGACGTGTTTGATGACACGAATGTGCGGCGACTGATCGTTGAGAAGTCGTGGGGCGATGAGGCGAGGACGACTGTACGAGTGCAATGACGAATAAGCCTAGAAAACAAGGGCAAAACGCATGCGACGTGCGAAAAAGCCTAGAAAACAAGGCATCCCCAGCGGTCTGTCGGGCGGATTTTTTAGGTTCTTCCGGCGGTTTTTGCTTCGAGCCTCCACGGCGAGCTTGCCATGTTTTGCGTGTTTTTTAGCCACCGGGTGACGCTTGGTTCGCGCTGACCAAAAAGACCGCCAAGACAAGG